TATATTAAATCTCTTGATAAACCTTCAGTTAATTTTTGTCGTCTATCATATATTTGAGGAATTTCATTTATGTATGACCAAATATTATCAAAATGTTCTCCAGTCATATTAAAAAAAGTATGAAATGGTGCATTTCGTGTATCATTTAATATATGATCAGGAAGATTACTTAATAATCTATTTTTATTATTTCTATCATATAAAGATGCAGAATTTATTTGTTCATTATACCAAGTTGTCGCTTCCGATGCAGTAGTTGGATATAAACTATATGGAAACAAGGCAGTACCAATTCCTCCTGATTTTGGCCATGCATTATCAAAAAATTCTCCAATTGAACTTGAAATATAAGATGAACTCTGATAATACATATAATTTTCAAATGGAACAAATTCATTCTTTATCTTTCTAACTTTCATTGCCAAACTTGCGGTTTGAGCATAAGTTAATGAACCAGAAATACCACTTAATGAATTACTTTGACTTTCATATAATTCTATCTTCTGTAATTTCGTTTTAAAGTTTTTTAATCTATCCTCTATAGAACTAAAATGTACAAAATTATCCCACTGTCTATAATCTATACCGGTTAGTTCTATGCTTTCCATAAAACTACCACTTATTATTTCATTTTCTATAGCCTCTTTTATATTTGTATCACTTGAAACTATATCATTATAATTTTTAAACTTAGTATCTCGTTCAACGTAATAGCTATCAGCTGAAGTAGCTGTATCCCACTTTGGATTTCTTAAAACCACAGCATCTATATCTTCTTCTACAAAATCTACTAACTGAACTGTATCTGTATATGGTGGGATCATTTCCCTTGTTATATAAGTTAAATCACCTTTTGTAATAGTATCAGGTAATGGTTCATATAATTTATAAACTACTGAATATGGATATTTAGGATATTTTAATGCATCTTTCTGGAAGTTAATGATAAGACTTGATTTATCGTCATTAAATTGTAAATAAGTATACAAATTTACAGGGTTTGATTCCCAAATAATATTCCAATTAGGATATGATACTTCATAAGTGCCAATATTACCAATTCTTTCAGCCTGTGTCTGCCAAGACTCATCAACTACTAACTCCGTAGAATTTATAACATTAGTTATATTCGAAGTATAACTTTTATAAATTGGTCGTGGAAGACCATCAGATGTTCTATATTGTGGTTGAGGTGCAGTATCTTCTCCGTAGCCTCCGAAATTAATCCACGCTCCTGGTGGATCTTTATAAATCCAAAGATTTCCAAATTCATCAATTAATTCTTGTCCTATAAAATCTGGAGGAGTTGGTAATCCATCTTCATCAAACCCATCTAACGGCTGGAATGATACATCAAGATTATCCATACGAGTTATTTCTCTTGCTCCTTCTATATCTAATCCAAGTTCTGACAAATTTTCGGGAGTGGTCAAATCTGGATTCCAATTAGGTAATCCACCTCCTGTACCACCCGTTCCACCTGTACCACCTGTACCGCCTGTTCCACCTGTACCGCCTGTTCCACCTGTACCGGTTCCTGTACCCGTTCCCGTTCCTGTACCCGTTCCCGTTCCTGTACCCGTTCCCGTTCCTGTACCCGTTCCTGTACCCGTTCCTGTACCGCCTGTACGACCCAGTGCATCTGGAGTACCCGGTCCACCTCCTGCACCTCCTGTACCTCCCGTTCCAGGGGGTTTTCGATTTTTCCGTAACATCATAGCAACCCCGGCCACAGTGGCCAACGCTAAAGCCCCAATTGCTAATTTTGGTAATATCCCTTTAATTTTATCAAATAAACTTGGACCGTCATCTGCAGTAACTTTTGTTGTTGGTTTTTGTGGTCCACCACCTGTACCTCCTGGACTTCCTGGCCCTCCTGTACCTCCTGCACGACCACTTCCACCACCACCTGCAGCTTCTACTTCGACGCCTTCACCACAAGAACCCATTCTGGGTATCATTGTGTTTTCTTTACCACCCCAATATATTATTCGATTCTTCATTATTTATTATGGGTTAAAATATTATTAGCGAAAAATGTATTATTTTCTACTTTAAAAATATAAGTTTGAACTTCACCCAATTCTTCTTTTATATGAGACAATTTAATTTCTTCTAATTCACTGTCGTTATTATAATAACAAACATCACCAACTTCAAGTTGTCCAATTTGTCCAATATCATATCTTTCCATTGTCCATTCAGGTTTATAAGAACACCAACCCTTGCCTTTTACATAATATGGATGGTCAAATGTATTTCCGTTTACCACGTCACCAAATGTCAATTTAACAATATCATCGTGTATTGGACTCATTAATTTAATAACTGTACCGTTTTTGATTTGACTTATTTCTTCATTCCAAGATTTAACAATATCTCCAACTTCTATATCTTCTATGTTCTTCATAGAACCATCTGACATTGTTATTTGAGTACCTGCAATAAAACAGAAGTCATCATCATCAGGTGTCCAGTCGAGTGTGAAAGTTACATTTACTGAAAAAGAATCTGTTACATTATTAAGTGTTCTATGGGTGCCACCTCCGTTCACACTGCTGGGCGAGGCAGGCAGGTTAGTTCCAGACCAATTATTGACTCTGTAACCCGAACTGGGATATGCATACAAAGTTACTGATCCCCCATCATATGCCGTCCCGCCGCTGGCCTCTCCATATTGACCATTATTTACAGTTATAGTATGTTGCACGGCTGGCGTAAAAATAGCCTGTATACTTGCATTTTCAGTAACTGTCAGCGTAGTAGTTTCAGCTTCCGGTGTGGTTAAAGTAATACCATCTGAAATCCATTCGACAAAGTTATGAGTTTGATATCCCTCATTATTGACATGCGGAATAGCAGTAATAGTAATCACAGTGCCTACAACATAAGTACCCCCTCCAGTTGTTGATCCACCTTCAATATTTTGAGCAACTTCTATATTATATGATGGAGGTACATATAAGCTTTGAAAATTTGCTGTTATAGTAGAATCGGCTTTAACTACAACTGATGTTGATGGACTATTTGTATCTAAAATTTCACTTTCTCCACTCGAATCTGTCCAATTTAAAAATTCATATCCAACATCCCCCGGTCCACCAGATGTATCGGCTGTTGCGGAAATGTCAATTATACTATCTCTTGTAGCTGTAGTTCCACCAGTTGCTGTTCCTCCTGTTCCCGCTGCAACTATTATAGTATACTCTGGAGGAATATAGTTTGGTCCAGCTGCAAATTGTCCATCTATTATAGAATAAGTTAATGTATTTGGATCGGTTATTCCAAAGTCACCAGTAATCTCTAAATCGGGACCACCGGGAATGGCGTTAATAGTCGAATCATCTAACTCGTATCCCCAATCTATATATTCCGCGGTGGTTTCATTTTCATCAGTTGCTGCATTATATACAGTTAGTTCCGCTACATACTGTCCTGTTATTGTTGCCAATTGCCAAGCAATAGCCATCGAATCAATAAACCGTTTATGTCCACTCTGTATGTAATAAACTGCATTATTAGAATGGCGAATCATACGACCATCAAATGGACTTGTTGATGGTGTCGGTGGTGGTGATGGTGGCGAATCTTCCTCTGGAGTTGGTATAAATGATTTTAACTTACTACCTCTTAATCCTGGTCCATCTAATGGTGCATTAGTATTTGAATAAACATCAGTAATAACATCTGTAAAATTTGGTGTCATTATAGTTACAGTAGGAGTATAACTTCCTACAGTATCATATGTATGATTTGCAAATGGTGTATCAGTAATTTCAGTATGACCACATCCAAAATCAAAGTGATATCTTATACCAGGTGTTGTTAAATTTGGTATAGGTGTGTATCCTTCGAAATTATGTCCACCTAAAGTTTTTTGATTAGACTCCTCCTTGACTACATATCTGACTGCCATAGGAAATCCAGCATCTTTTAAATCATATGCCTCTATATATGATTCTGGAATCGGATCTTCTAATGACCAAGCTTCATTTTCTTCTGTATTTGTTATATCTTCATATCCAACAGTAAATGCATTTTCAACTTCAAGAAATCCATTTTTATATTTCTGTTCAAATCCAATATCAGATTCTAGCTTAGTATCAAAATTAAATGCCGTACTATTAACACCATTAAATTTCCCAGATCCATATCCACCATCAGACAATGGAACATAAACTTCATACATATTAGATAAACTATTAAATTCTTGTTTATATTTATTTAAATTAATTAACTGTGGTGCGAGTCTAACTTCTTTTCTATCGGATGATATATCATCAATAAAAAATTTATATTCTTTTACATCAAGTTCACTTGGTGGACTACCATCTACCGGAGGACCTTCTCCCTCATATACCTTTCCATCTTCATCCACATAAAAGGCTCCCATCGGTTCACCAGTAAGTTGTGGATTACCACTATGAACTATCCCTGAATCATTACCTACATTCTTGGTCAATACAACCTCATCTGAACCTGCCATTCGTCTATAAAAATAATATTTAATTTTATAATTACCACGAGTAAAACCTGCTTTTCTTAAATCAGTACCTGGATCTAATTTTATATCACCATCACTATTTTCAAAATTTTCACTTATACCAGATTTAATATATTCATCATTCATATTATATACATGAAATTTTACATAATCATTAATATGATTGCCAAAAGTGGGAGCATAAGGCCCTCCGGATTCCCCAAGAACAATAGTATTTTCCTTCTTTAAAAGTTTATAATCCTTTTCTTTTAATCTTGTCATGTCTTGTGACAATCTTATACGAGTTCCGTTATATTGTCCCCCCGTTGTTGGATCACTTTCTATAATTAAATCTGTTTCTGTTTCTTGTACTTGAACTGCCATTATAATACGAGGTCCTTTATTTCTGTATCTAAAATTTGATAATGTAAATCACCCGAATGATAGTGGGGAGAATTTTTTGCAACAGGTAATCTTTGATCTGGTCTATTATAATTTAATCCCGTATCTGGATCTTCAAATGCTAAAAATGTTCCTGCCTCATTTCGTAATGGTACTACTCGACCTATATGAATTTCTCCTAAATTTTCATCATATACTTTAACTACATCAGTAAAAGTTTCAGCATCTTCTAATTTCTTTTGATACTCAACTCTATCTTGCTCATGGAGTCGTTGCCAATACTCATTGTTTAATAACTCTTCTTTTGTATATGGCATTTTCTATCTCACTACCTTAAACGAATGATTCTCATCAAAATATTGTACAGTTTCATCGGCAGTTCCACTACCACTAACAACCTTATAATTTATTCTATAAAATCTTTCTGATTGTAATCCGTCCATCCAAAAATTAAAATAATTACCTGTACTATCACAACTTACTTTCGAACCACTCCCGAATGGAACAAGAACGTCCTCTGTATAAGCATCTTTAATTTGATAATATGTACTTCCACTTGGTAGATATTTTACAGTATTATACCCAGTAGAATATTGAGTGGATGAATAAGTTCTTTCAGGAAATCTTTCTCTCCCAACAACTCTAAATTTTACTTTTGATTTCTCTTTATATTTTGATCGGAATCCTCTCATATAAAGTACCATATCTTCTAAATTATCTGAAGAAAGTGCCGATAAAGAACCAGTTGTCCATTTTGAATCGTCCCATAAAACTTCTAATTTTGGTGGATATATCGTATGAGTTTCACGAGAAAAGAAACTAAAATGTCCATAACGAGTAGTATTTCCTTCTTCAACATTTGAATCTGTATTTCCAATACTACCACTTCTCTTTAACATAAATCCTTCATTTGGAACTGTACTATGTAACCATTTCCATACAATATCAGTTACATCCATTCTCAAATCGTCAGGCTCGTGTGTAAAAGATTGAGAAGCTTCATATCCACTTCCACTATACCAAGTTCCACCAGAAGCAGAAATTTCATTCCATTGAGTTTTTTCAATCGAATTATCTTTCCATTTCCAACTTGCCCCATCTTCTACCATCGGAAAATAACTAAATTTTCCAGAACCATTTTCCCAAGATTGACTTACTGGATATCCATATAAAGTTTGACTTACATTAAGGTCTGATGAATTTGCGTCATATAAATTTAAATAAAATTTTGTTTGTGAACCTGATGTAATTAATCCTGATGATATTGATTTTGATACATAAGTCAAATCAAATTTAATTAACGCACGAGAAACATTTGTTGCAGAACCACCGGCGTTCATATCTTTTCTGACCTCAAGAATTTCGTCTTGACCGGCGTTCATACTATGACTCATTTCATATAATGTTGTATCTTTTGTTGCGTATTCAAAATAATGCATTAATTTTCTCCTCTAAAAAATCATACCGGCGGAATCACCAACCGCCCTTCCTTCTATATCTATATTAGGATTTTTTAATTCAAACATTGATGGATCCAAGGAAGGATATACTATACCATCTTTTGTTGCGTAATTTATATCATAAATATTTCCAGAATAACCATCTGTAGTTTGCCATTTATTAGTAATTAATACAGGATGTTTTTGTGGATTATCTTCCGATGGTGGAACAATTGCCCCTACACCATCAACATTTGAAATAACTGCGGCCAGTTCTGCAATTACAATTGGTTGATTTATTTGCCACCTATCTATGTTAAAAAACTCTTTAACTCTTTCTATACATTTTAAAGTTACTTCAGCCTTATTGAATCCCCTACGGGCTATAAAAACAAATTTTACTCCTATATTAATAATCCATGCATTTTTAATATTAACCGCATCTGTTACTAATCTATACTGACTAAGATATGTTTTAAGATTTTCTTTGACTGCCACATTAAGTTGGGTAAGTTTTTTATTTTCATCATATCCAAGTGTATATAAATTCATAGCCATTGGATTTGGAAGTCTTTTAATGGATGATTCTACATTTTTGCTTTTAATTTCTTCTAACTGACGTTCATCAACGAAAATACTTGAACCGTCTGAAGTTTCTTTTTGCATACTCGGAATATTTAATTGTTCATCTTGAACAATATAGGCCTTTGCTATTGCTCCATATTTATTGCCCATCGCATAAGTTCTTGTAATATAATCCTCTTTTGTTACCGTCCTACCTTGTGACTGAAAATATGCTAAAGCATTATTTTTAATTTCAATTGTAGATTCTGCTGATTTTCCTCCCGTTGCTGGATACGGATTAGTTGCTGCTATAGAATTTTGGGTTGAACTAACTAAACCCGAATCGAGTCCTGAAGTTTCATGGGTAAAACTAAGATCGGTAATAGTGTTTATAGTTTCTGCGGCCACATTATCACTTATACCACCACCATATGAATATTTAACAGTAAGAGTTGTATTTGCTGGTGCCTGTCCATATGCTTCTGTTTTAAGAAAATTTGCTGGATCAAAATAAGTATCAAGTTTAGATGGACTGCCTGGTAAAGATGAACCTACTGAACTTGGATTTGGAACAATTTCTTCATCTGGACTATCTGATATACCAGAACCAAATCTTAATTCTGTTTTACCATCTTGAATAATATAAGTAACAAATCGTCTTGGTGTCTTTTTTAATTTTAACAAATAAGGAACTGTATCATTATATTGAACCAAACTTGGATCAGTTGCTGCTGTATTCTCTACATCTATAAATGTAGTATCTTGTGCCAAATATGGAACTTCGTACCATATATTACTATCACTATCTATTACTGAAATTATTTCTATAACATCTGACTTGGCCAATTTTACTCGTGGATATGCCTCGGCTGTACCAAAAGAAAAAGATTCTGTATTTATTTCTCCACTCTGTACGCGTGCACTTTTTTTCAAAAGATAAAGTGAAGGAAGTTTTGTAGTCTGATCCGTTTCATATACATTAATATCTAATGGATCAAAAGAACTTGAAAATTTAAAATTACAATCTTCTAACATAGTAAACTTCGTATCGCTAGTTGAAGTAATTTGTGTACCTTCATCTACAGTCAGTGCGTATCTCATATCAGGCTTTACAGCTGTTCCAGATCCAATTGCAGGTACGGTTTGGAAAACATCAACATTTGCAACAGATGGTCGAGTTAATCTTGGTTTATACCCGTAAACCTGTGCCATTTCATATACAGTTTTCTTTTCTTCTGCGTATGACAATAACATTTCTTTAAATTGTGTATCTACATAATATGAAAGAACATCACCAACATAAGATGCCATTTCTATAAACATCATTCCGGGTGAAGCTTCATTGAAATCATTATAAGTATTTGGATAATAAGTTTTTGCAAACTCTATCAATCCCTCCCTGAAGGCGCCAAAGTCTTTGTTTAAATATCTTACATCCTTTTGGACTCTATTTGCCATTTTATTTCTCCTCTAAATTATTCACCAGCGGTTTGCATAGATATAGATACAGTATCATGAACTGTTGGGTTCATTACAAGACTAAATTCAAGTAAAATATTTAACTGATTTATTTCTATCTCATCTGGTTCAACTTCTAATTTATTAACCGATACATGAGGTAGCCATTCTACCATTGCTGTTGATATATTTTCTTCAACAGTTGATATTAACTGGTCAGACATTGGTTCAAATAAAGTCAATAATAAATCTGCACCAAAGGTGGGCTGTCCTACTCTTTCACCTCTATTTGTTAAAAGTAAATTTCTAATATTACTTCCCGTCTGTGAAAGAGTAGTAGATGTTCCAGGAAAAAACCCATTTACATCATCATGTTGCATAGGTAATCCTAAACCAATAGTTACATCTGGATCTAAATCTAATTCTAATGCACTTCGTGCTCGGGCCATTTATTTGCTCCATTATGGACGAAAACTATTTCCGCCACCTTTTTTCTGGTCTATTGCTTTCAAAACTGCTGAATAATCTCTCGTTAATGCATTTTGTACATGGTCGGGAACTTGATCAACTGAAACACCAGCTTTCTTTATAGAATCTACCGCTGCTATTTCTCGTTTCTTTTCCTTCGCCTCTTCTGTATTTCCTAAACCAGTTGCCCCAACAAGTACATCATTCATCTTACTGGTATCATAAACTCCACCACCCATCGTTGGGTATCCACTACCATCACCCTGTGGAACTCCACCAACGGTTTCATTTAGTACCTTGTTAAGAGCTTTGTTTGATGTATAATTTACTTCCTTTTTAGGTTTAGTTTTATACTGTTTTCTAATAGGTTCTTTAAAGTCTTTTTCAGATATTGGTTTTGAAACTAATTCGGTAAGTGAAGATGAATTTTCTTCTTTAATAAATATCTCATTCATTTGTTTTTT